CGTCGCACCCGCCGCGTTAAAAAGCATTCTCGCCGTTAAATAAACAAAAATGTCCAATCTTATCTCCGGAATCGTCAAGAAGACCATGCGTATGTTAAAGCTCGGTGGTCGTCGCCGGAAGACGGTGAGGGCCGAGGGCGGTCGCCGTCGTCGTCACCGCAAGGGAGGAGAGGAGCCGAAGATGTCCTTTGCCCCCATGCAGACCCGCAAGGGCGGTCGTCACCGTGGCCGCAAGCACTAAACTCAATCCACATCATTGCGCAGCTGGAATGTTGTCCACCCGCCATACGCATACTTCCCATACTTGGTCTCAATCTCCTTGAGCATGCCTTGGATACTCCAATCTCGAGTTCCACGATTTGTCTCCCACCACTGCTTGAACTTGTCCGAGAGTGTCGGTCGCCGCACCGGAACCACTTCCTCGCCCTCCACCGTCTCTCGAGTATACTCGTTGATGAAGCGCATGATCGCATTGCTCTCCTCACGATACTCGTTGGTATACTCCAGAATCTCATCCGGAGGATTCAGGTCCTCGTGTGCGTGCTGCTTGTACGTATGAATGAGGTAGGCTAGGAAACACTTCCCCCATTCCTCCGACTTGACCTTGCGCTCAATCGTCATATCCATCTTGTATTGGTTCGGACCCGCAGGTGCCTGAACGAACTTTGAGATGAAGTTGATGACGACGAATCGGCGCCACGTGCCGCCATCATTGGTATTGATCTTCGGCTTGTCGTTACACGCCAGATGTAGCTTGGCCTGGAGCTCAAACTCCACCATCGCCTTGGATCCTGCATACAGATCACGAGCAATGATCTTCTCGCCCGACGTCAGTTCCTTCATCAATCCGGTATTCAGGGGAACTGCCTCGTCGGGCTCCTGCATCGTCACGAACCGCCGACCCTTCAGACGAATGACTTCGGGCGCAGCCGCCGCCGACTTTCCACGGCTTTGTGTGAGCAGCGAGATCGGGACCTTACACGCATAATCCCCCAACGCCGACTCCATCAGACAGATGAGCATGGACTTTCCGTTCGACCCGACACCCGTCCACGTATGAAACTTCTGATTGCCCTGGCCGTTCAGGCACCGTGCGAGATGCTTGATCTGGTAATCACGCACCCGCTTGATCGGGAAGATCTTGTGGAGGAAATCATTGATCTCCGTCCACTCACGATAATCCTTGTAGGACTTATCCTTCTCGTAATCCAGGGACGTGGAGAACGACACGTAATCTTCGGGCTTTCCGTCCCGGAACTCGCACGTATTCATGTCAAACACACCGTTCGAGCATGCGAGGAGATGCCGGTTCTCGTCAATCTTCTTAGTGAACTGCTCGTCGAGGAACAGCTCAGAACATTCACGCATAACGTTCGCCTTGAAAGGAGTCTTCTTCAGCTGAACCGCAATCTTATTGAGATCCTGACCCATGATGAATGCCAAGCAGTATGGGCACCCGCACGCCTTGGGTTCCTTGGCATTACAATCTTCCAGCGATCCGTCCGTCAATTTACTGTTCCAATACTTTGAGCGATTGATGTACAACTTGAAGATTGTGATCGAGAGTTCCTGCTGTAGCTGAACGCCCTTGTCCAACTCAATCCAGCCATGTCCAACGTAGCGATACCATACATTCTTCCCGAAATTCACACACTTGTAATTGTCGTGGAAGCGAGAGTAGACCACGGACGCCACGTCATACTCTGCACCGCTTCGGGAGATATCAACCTTGCGAAGAATGTTCTTCTCCTCGATCTTGGTATACTCCTCAGGATCATCGAGGCGAGACCAGTAGAGTAGGGTGCCCATTCCACTTCGCTGTCCATGGTTGCGGAATGAGAAGGAGTTCCACTTTGACATACACTCACGGACATTGAACTGTGGCGACCGCCGACTGAACTCCTCAAATTCGTCATACAGTTCCGGATGGATATTCTTCAGCGTGAGACCCACCTCAATCCACTCCATATACTCGTTGGCACGATGGTCAGAGAGATTGCCAATGTGGTCACGGATGTTCTGGAGTTCCTCAGGGGACAGCGGGCGGATCGCAATATTGTTCGGCGACGACTCACGGGATCCCGGGATACGACGCTCAGCGGGTCGGCCACGAGACGGAGCAATTGCTCGGCCGCCCGAGATCCGCACGTTGTCAACACTGGTCTCGGGGAGGTTGCCATACTGCTTCTTTGCATCCTCGGTCATCGGGGTCTCCTTCGCAGGATCCCGCTCACGAATATCGAACTTGGCTAGCAAGTCAACCGTGAACGGAACAGGCGACTCGTCGACCCGCACATTGTCACCATCCACGAAGACACGGTAGGTGATCAGGTAGGGAAGACCCTGAGGCTTGGCAGCGCCGTACATTGTCCAACCAATTGACCGCTGGGCCACACCCTTGTCGTACACCTTGGACCACTCCTTTTCCTTGAGCGGCAGGTCGTCGAACATGGACATCTTGGTGAGCATGATATCACGAACCGCCATCTCAATATACTTGTTCGTGCGCATAGACGGAACCATGAGGTGAACACCCCCCGCCATTCCATCACGCTTCTTGACAGGTTCCCGCTTCTCCATGATGAAGACCTCAGTCTCGCCTGGAGATACTAGAAACGTCTTGAGTGTCTTCACGTATTCTAGTGCAAACTTCACAACCTGGTCCTGGGTATGCAAATGTCCAGTCGTTCCCTGCTCATACTGGAAATCAAGATCGACTTTACACGGGCCTAGAGCGGGATACGGTGCCTCAATCAGCCAAATCTTGTTACGATGGATTTCAACATATTTGTAGTAGTGGTCATAGAATTCAGCAAGATCATCGTCGCCTATGAAATACTTGCCAGCCGCCGAACCGGCGGTTGTGTGTGTATGCAGTTCGCCAGCAGTCGTGATCTTCTTCCGATCGAGGAAATTGATGAGTCCACCCGCTGCCGACATTTTCAGTGGATGTGTGTTCCTCCAAGAGAATGTTACGGCGACGGGTCGGTTTTGAACGCACCGATCTGTTCTTCTGAAGATAAAACGAATAGAATTACGGGTTAGTGTATAATAAGGCACAAGGATGAAATTCTGTCCAGACTGTGAAAATTTCCTGTATGCCCTCGAAGAGAATGCGGAGGGGGTGGGCTTCAAGTGCCGCAAGTGCCCGTATGTTGAGACAATCACACATGCAAATCCCATGGTATACGAGCACAACCTCAAGGAGGACAAGGCTACCCAGCTTGTGATGAACCCGTACTTGAAGGACGATCCTACCCTCCCCCGTCTGAATACGGTGAAGTGCCCTGCAAAGGATTGCCCATCATCAGAAGTTGTGGCTGTCAAGTTGAGCCGGGTGGATCTGATTTGGATGTATCAGTGCACAACGTGTGGAAGTTCGTGGAAACAGTCCTCTCGTAGGTAAGATACGTTATAAAATAAATTACGTGGTGTAAGAGTAATAATCATAAACATGATTAGGAAGCTGTTCTTTTTTGCTTTGGCAGTTTCGGCAGGGTGGGCACAGACCCCATTTCCGTCTTCCGCTGGAGGTAGTTTGACTGCAAGCGCTACCGCTACTCGTTCCCGTATTCCTGCTGGTGCCGGCTCTATTTCGGCTACCGGCACCCGTTCTCGTCTCCGCCCCGCTGGTACTGTTTCCCCCACAATTTCCCGTTCCCGTGCTCCTGCCACTGCCGGCTCTATTTCGGCTACCGGCACCCGTTCCCGTATGGCCGGTCCTGTTTCTGCCACGGTGACTGCTACTCGTTCCCGTGCCGGCGCCTTATTTACCCCTACGGTGACTGCTACTCGTTCTCGTCCTGGGGCTACTGTTTCCCCGACGATGACTGCTACTCGCTCTCGTGCCGGGGCTACTGTTTCCCCAACGGTGACTGCGACTCGCACTCGCTCTCGTGCTGGAGCTACTGTTTCCCCTACGGTGACTGCTACTCGCTCTCGTGCCGCTGCCACTGTTTCTCCTACGGTCACCGCTACTCGTTCCCCTTCGGCCACCAATACGGGAACTCCCGCCGAATCTCGGTCAGCCACGGCAGGTTCGTCTGCCTCAAATACTTTCACCAATACCATGACTGCGTCCCGCTCATCAACTGGATCCAATACCCCCAGCTTCACTGGAAGTCTCACTGCGACACCCAGCCTTACTCAGAGTTTTAGCAACACAAATACTCCTGGACTTGTTCCTTCGGTCTCGACCTCCCTGTCGCAGACAGGAACTCAATCGGTCACAAACACTCCTTCCAACAACCCTCAGCTTGTCTCTGCTAACGCTGCAGCCACCGCTTCCAACAATATCGGAATGATCGTGGGGTCCGCAACTGGGGGTGCTCTCTTGGGTGTCATAGGAACTCTTCTTGTTGCTTACCATATTGCGAACCGCCCACGCCGTATCGCCTCACCGCCGCTATTTCCAGTTGCACACACGACCGTCGATATCCCTCCTCCCTACTTCCAAGACGAGCACCAGGCTCCTCAAACTATGATTGCTCGGCCACGAAGCTTTTCCATTCCTCCGATCAGCAACCAAAAAATACCTAAATTCAACTCTTCTCGCACAACCTTCAACCCCCTTCCTACTCAGACCACGCACAACCCGTTCATGAAATCGTCATCTCTACAACCGCCCCCGCCCCCGCCCCCGGACGAGTAGAACTATTTGACGAACGTGCGGGTTCAGCTTGCCGTCGCTACGATTGATCTTGCGACGATCGTAGATCTCGATCTCCCGACTCTCAATATCAAACATCTTACGAAGCAGTGCAAACAGACCGTTGTTGAACGTCAGGTCTAGCGGAACGCCATTCGGAAGACGCTGACGCAGGCGTGGAGACTCCGTGTCCACATCCGTGCGGTAATACTCAAACAGAGGGATCCGGCGGTCGTTCTCGGGATACCCGATCGCATCACGAAGACCCTCGATGATATCGTACATGTTCATGTGCTGCATGGCATACAGCTGGGCCTGCGAAAGAGTGGTGTGGTTCTGGACGATAGATGCGACGGAGCCGTTCATTTCGTTATATGCCATCAAAAACGGGAAGGGAGCACCCGATCCGTTTTTCCTGGTTTCATAATAACAATGGTAGGAACCCGTGCCCAGAAATTTTGCCGGTGTATTAAATCCGTTCGAAAGACTATTAAAGCCCGCAAGGGATCATCGAAGGAAAGTGGGGCTATTGCAGTATGCACTACACGCCTGCTCTGGCCGCACGGTAAGACACTGCGTAAAGTTCGGTGTATGAAGGGGCCCAAACTTGACGTTCAGAAGCGGCGAAAGTAAGAAGAAATTGGCAACAACGGTTGCGATCATGGTTATACAAATACCTTTCCAGTATCCGTGCCAGTGTCCCCTGCGATACCCTACCTCTTCTGCTTGGTCTGCCTCGTCTTCTAGGATCTTCTCTAGTTTGTCGATCAATGTCATACTTACTTACTTACTTATAGTTGTGGTCGTGTCGTGTAAAACGAATAAAGAAAGAACATTGTGTGAAGAATAACAATACCAATGACCGAATTCATCCATCGTTCGGATGTAGTCAAGGCCCAGGAAACTCCACGGATTACTCTGCCTTACTTCAGTAAGTATGAGTATACTGCCCTCCTGTCTATGCGCACCCAGCAGCTGTATGACGGTGCTCCCCCGATCGTCCCCGTCCAGGAATTCAACCGTGACGATCCTCGTTTCTTCTGGAAGATTGCCGAACGGGAGATCCTAGAACGCAAGCTTCCGTTTATTATGCGCCGCCATCTCCCCGACGGTTCTTCGGAATATTGGAGCGTCTCGGAACTTGAACTCGCATGGTAATAAGGAAGTGGATGGAAGAGTCCCTCAAGAAATTAGAAGACACCTCTGAATCATCCAGCGATATTGCCAATAGCTGGAATAGCGCTCATGAAACTCTCCTGGCATCCATCGGAGACAAGGCAAACTGTATGCGATGGATGCATACCCAATCTCAAGTGTATTACGACCGATGGAATTTTTGGCTTTCCGTTCCCAGCGTAACCCTAACTGCCCTAGCAGGGGCAACAACGATCGGACTCACACAACTTAACCCTGTAGCCCAAACATATGTCACAATTGCTGTGGGAATTACCACCATCGCTACTGGGGTTCTGACATCTATCAACCAACTTCTGAAAGCTCCGCAGTTTGGAGAAGGTCATCGCATTGCCTCCATCGCCTACGGAAAACTCTATCGTGTTATTTCTAACGAACTCGCACTGCGACGAGACCAACGCACAAACGCCCAAGAGTTTTTGAAGATAATTCGTCTAGAACAGGATCGTCTAGAAGAATCGTGTCCTGTGATTCACGGAAACATTATACGCCGCTTCAACAAAAAAGTTGAATCTAACGCAACCCTAGAAAAACCCGAGATCGTTGGAGAATTGGACCACATACGAGTGAATATGTCGACCAAGCCTGCGCCAGGAATGGTTCGGCAGGTGTCGGAACCCCCGGCCTCTCCCGTTCTAACCTATTATAAAAAGAACCTTCCTCATAATCCTCTGAAGAATCCTATTTCTCCAGCGTTTCAGCTACCACCTGCGCCGTCCTCACTTGCCGTTGTTCCCGATCAAGGATAGCTGCTGCGGGGTCGGGGGAAATAGGAGAAGCTGGACCGGCGAACGGCCAGGATCCATCCACCGAGCCGGATCAAATATTAGAGTTTCATTCGCCATCTTAAGATCAATCTGCTTCGCCGCATCAAACCGAGGATCCTTCTTCTGCTGAGCCTCATACTCTGCCAGAATTCCGTCGTGCGAGAAGCTGTAAGACGAATTGCTCTCGAACGATACACGCAGGGCTAGAACGACGGCTAGAACGGCGGAGAGGTAGTTCTTTGTGAATAGAAGTGCGCAGATGAAGAAGAGCCATATAATTCGGGTAAACGTGGGTTGTGTCAACACTGCGTCTAGCATAGTCTTGGGGATTCCAATCAGTGCAGTGAACGCATACAGTGCAATGAGTGCGACAGCGACTTGGATGTCTCGCGTTGTGGCCAGCATCTATCTTTGTTAAAACGGAACAAGAAATATGGGAGCGGAAGACAATACAAGTCAAGATGCCAATTGATATTCGGTGTTACACGTGCGGAGGAATTCTCGCCGACAAGTGGCTCAAGTATGTAGAACTTGTCGAGGAGGGAAAGAAGAAGGACGGGCGCAGCGATACGACGATTCCGTATCTTACCAAGACGACTCTCAAGACTGCTGAGGGTCGGGCAATGGACGAACTCGGACTCACACGTGAATGCTGCCGTCGTCATGTGCTGACACACGTAGAACTTTTGTAAGGAGTATATAATTACATGTCCGTGTCATCACCCAGCCCATGGCCCCATAACAACAGTGCTGCTGCTGGACGGCCAACCTTCCAGGCTCGCCGGCCTTTTTCGTCGTCCGAACTTCTCGCCCTCCAGCGCAAGAAGATCGAGCAGACTCTGAATGCTCCCCCCATCAACACCGTCAACCTCCAGACCAGCTCGGAACAGACTGCACGTGTTCGAAAGTTGGCGTCTCGTGATTCCGATCCTCTATTCAAGGCAGGTCGCCCGCTTGTCACGCCAGAGACCAATCCCGTCATGAAAGGTGGTGGCACCATCCCCAATCGCACATCCGCAAACGTCACGGCTCGTGTCGCTGGAAACGCTTATGCCTCTGACTTTTTCAATTACACCCCTGTTCCCGAGTTACAGTCCGCCGGATGCTCCAACCTCCTCACGGACAATGTCACCTTCCCCAAGGCGATCCAGTGTGC